ATGCTTTCAGCAGCGGCGTCAAAAAAATGCCAGGCACTATACCTGGCATTCTTTTTTAGCCTATATCAAGCTTACTCACCGAGGACAACTTCGTCCACATACTTGATAGCGGTACCGGCACGGAAAAGTACGCGGAACATGAATTTCTCTTCCTTCTCGTCAAACCACATTCTGTAGGTCTTCTCGCTTCCTTCAACATCAGTTGCATAAACGAGGGCGTCAGCGGTAGCGGCGACGATAGCACCAGTTCCTTCAAGGCCGAGGACCGGAATAATCTTAATGCGGCTGTCGCCGAAGTAGGTGATGCTTTCAGCAGCGGCGTCAAGGACTGGCTTGTTGTTGCAGCAGGCACCATTCTGCTCCTGGATGTAGGCGCGGAAATCGGTAGGGGAAACATAGATATTCACGCCCTTCTTAAGCATTTTGAACGAAAGTGCAGCGACGATAGCGTCAATCTTTGCGGACGCGGTTGAACCGGTCTCAAACTTAACGGTCTCACCTTCTGCGCGTGCGTCAGCTACGAAACCGGAGATGCCGAGATTTTCGTCACCCTTCCAAACAAGGTCCTCAACTGCGTCCTGGATGGCGTTCATATTGCTTTCAGCAATCTTCTCCGCGAACGGGAGCTTCTCTCTACCGGCTTCCCAGAGGAGCTGGTAGTTCATATACTTCTTTTCAAAATCCTTCCAGCAGTATTCCTTCTCTACCTCAACGGCCTTGGTCTCAATAAAACGCTGTGCGAAAGTGTCGAAGCCCTGAGGGTTCCAGCCACAATTTGAACCGTCCTGGAGAACAACACCGCTGTCAAGGTAGTTAAGTGCGTCCTTGTATTTTACATTCGGCATAATCTCAACGAGGCCGAGGGTCTTACCACCAAGCGTAGCCTTGATGAAAAGTTCGTCCCTGTGCTCCTGGATGTAGTCAGGGAGTTCTTTGATGTTTAAAGAATTAACATTTGCCATAATATTCTTCTTCTATTTTTTCTTTATTTTATTATTTCTTTTTTCATTAGGCAGGGAGGGTTCCGCTGTACTCAAACGGGAGATAGGCGGATGTGCCTTCGATTGTAACATTATAACCGGAGCGGTCGTCAGCAGATGCACCGGTGCCGACCTCTTCGCTTACGCCGGAAACATAGGAATCAGCGCCGACTACCCAGACCTTACCGTTGTTATCTTCAACGAGTGCGATGAGCTTTTCAGCAGCGAGGGCCATTACCTCAAGGTGCTTGACAGTTGTGAGCTTGTTAAAGACGAGCGTGAGGGTATTCGTGTAGTATCTCGTTCCGTTAGCGTCGTCCTTGGTGAGGGTTGAATTCAAGGATGAGCTGTTGCGGGCGAAACTATATTTGTACCAGTTAACACCTGAACCGAGGGTAACGGTCGCAGTATGAGCGCTGGTGTCCATATCAACCGTGGCGTCCTCGTAGTAGGTGAGCCAGACATTTTTGATGCCAGCCAGGTTAGCGTTGCAGTCAAAATCTATTCCCTGGAGTGTGTAGTTAGATAAACAACTTTTTGCCATATTCTTCTTCTTTGATTTTTTATATTCTTTATTATTTTTTCGTTAAATTAGTCCTTACGCAGATAGCTCAAAATGTTCTTGTGCTCATTCTGTTTTACCTCCGGGGTCTCATCTACGGGGTCAGCTGCGGGCTCTTCCACCTTTGCGAGCTTTCCTTCAACGCCGGCTATTCTTTCTTCAAGTGCGGCGATGCTGTTGATGATAGCGTTAAGTCCTTCGGTGAATTCCGCCAGGCGTGCTTCAAGTGCGGCGATGCGGTCTTCCACGCTTGCCTCTTCATTCTCGTCCTGCTCCGGTTCGTCTGCCGGCGCTACATCTTCGTTTTCCTCCTGTGCTACCTCTTCCTGGGCGACCTCTTCGGCGGGCTCTTCGGCTACCTCGGCTTCCGGGTCGACGATTTCGGCGACCTTTCCTTCAACTACCTTGATGGTCTTTCCGTCCTCTGTGGTATAGTCTCCGTCCTCTGCTGCTACGGGTTCGCCGTCCTCACCGATGATGTAGACCTCCATTCCTTCTTTCAGCTCCTCGCCGTCAAAAACGAGGACAGCCTTATCGGTCTTCACTTCGCCCATTTGAAAGTTCAACATGGACTTCAACGCGATGCGTAATCTCTGTGTGATTTTCATTTTTACCTTATTTTTTTTATCAGTTATTATTTAGATATTTTGTCATTATCAGTCTTTGTTTAGATATTCCACGAAGTCGTCCAGCGTGTCAATCACCTTTTCCTCTGCGAAACGGACACCGGCTATATCTATTGAAAAACCGGTCAGTTCTCCGCTTTTCACCAGGTCCCAAACATCGTCGTTCTCCACCTTCGCGGTCAGTATCCAGGTCCCGTCCGGCAGGTTTTCAAATTCCTTGGGGGCCAGACCACGCTCTTTATTCAGTAAATAGCTCTCAAAATAGGTTATTCCATTCACGGGCACGACATGCTCAACATTTCCTTCCGTATTTCGGTGGCTTTTGAAAAAGTTCAGCGCCATTTTCGCGATGGTATCCTTGCTGTATTTGATGTAAAATTGTCTTCCGCCTTGGTTGCGGTAGATAGGTTGGTCTGGTATGAGGGCCGGACCGGAAACCATTCTTTTCTCTTCATCTATTTTCAGCTGTATATGGTTATCTTCCTGCTTTGATAGCTGTATAAAAGTCTCCTTGATAGCGGGTTCGGTGACGAGGGCGATATTGTTAAACACGCTTATCTCGTCACTAAACTCTACATCATATATTGGCAGTCCCTTATAGGTCATAGTATTCTTTTGTTTTTAATAGAATTATTTGTGTAATAGAAAAAAAATCCTCATTTAGAAACTACTCTCGTTCGTTACCGTTGCTCTGTGTCCCAGACCTTCCTCTATATCCGTGACGGTGACATAGATAGGGGCATTCAGCCTGTCTTCCTCTTCTGCGGTCTGTACGGTCCTTGAATAGGTATAGGGCGTTGTGTCAATC